GCTTAGGACAATCCTCGATAGACCAGCGTATTTTCATACAGACCTCCCTTTCGAAGATATTACTTGTGTTAAGTATAAGTTTGTACATCTATAATCCCTAGCTTACGCAGCGCCTAGCTCAGGAGAACTTCCATGTACCGTAAGTTTAGTGGTAAGTAATTAGTGGATTCATCTGGTTAATAACCTCACATTAGTAGTTATTAACAGCGTATACAGATACTTCACTACCTATAAAACCAATCGTTTTCCTCGAATTTAGAGCCTCGATTACTTACAGCTGTTCTTTATTGTGCAATAATGAAGCATTACACATCTCACTGAGTTGTTGATCAATTCAAATAATCGATATATTATATAATATTATAGAATCACTAGAAGAGTAAAAAAAAGAAAAGCAAGAGACTCCTAAGAGCCTCTCACTTCTCGTTACATCAGGGTGTTGGTGAACTACCACTAGCCTGTGTAGGCGGTTGTATTGGTTGTCCACTTTGCAGTAGTGCTAATATATCAGCCATACTATTTCCTGATTGAACTGGCACAGGATTGGCTGCCTGGGATGCATATTGAGGTACATTGTTAAACAAGGTATTGTACGCTCTGTCTACCATCCACGGCTGTGGGGAACGACTGCTGATGATCTGCTTCTGAAGTACGAACTTCATAGTTTCAACATAGTCACCCAGTATAGCTAATAGCATAGACTGCAGTAGTGCTTGGATTTTAGGATCCATAATAGATCTCCTAGGTTATTATTATTAGTTAACTTCATGTTCTCAAACCAAAACTAACGTAAAAGCGTAAGCGAAAACCCCATTATAGGGGGAGGGGCCTTGCTATAACCCCACACACTAAAATCCTACAATTTTTAAAACTTGCATCGGTTAGTCATTTAATATATATTTGGTTGGCAATCAGATGTCCAAAAAGACAAACGAATCACCCAGAAGGTACCCTAGCATTAGTTCTGCCTTAGGGGTCAGAAGTCGGATTTCAGAGGAATACCTGAATAGACAGGCATACAATTTCCTTGAGTTTTCTCCGATATTGCCGAAACTATCCTTGTTATAAAGCAGAGCATGGACAGAGCTTAGCTTAGGCTATAAATGGTACTGGCTCTGAGTAAGAACAAGGCATGAAATCCAAGAAAACAGGTTTTCCTGTTCAGGGATAAGTACATATACTTGTCAATTATATAAATATCTTTTAACTTGAAATATGCGGATATACACGCTTAAGATAACCTATAACAGTGCAAATGACGAGATCTACGAGATTTCAGAAGAGATCGAAGAAGAGGATATTGGTATTAGCGTAAGTAAAATAGACCTCATGGATGAGGAAGATATATTGGAAGCTATGGTATTGGGTACAATGGAAGTAGCAATAACTTAACAAACCGCTTACGCTTGCTATGAGACACTACTTCATCAAGAATCAGCCGCACTGTGTATACGAGGATGCTGATGAGCTGCCTGAGGATATAGAACCAGTAGCTGATTGGCGAGAAGCTAAGGAAGGTGACTGGGTAAAGGCAGATGATGACTGCTATGTACAGATTTTAAGGAAAGGAAGTCTTTCAAAGAGTAAAGGAAGGAAGAGGACTATCCACTATTACAGGACTTGTACTGGCACATATCCAGTTAATGTAAAGATGGATACTTCCAGAAGGGAGAATATTTACACTATAAGCGGATCTAACCCAAAGACCGCTACCAGGGAGAATTTAAACAAGTATGAGGTTCTCTTTGTAGATTATGTTGCATCTGGGATGAGTCCAGTAGAAGCTTACATAAAGGCTTTTCCCACCAATGATCCGCATTACGCAAATTTTAAGAGTTCAGAATTAATCAAATATACTAGAATAAGGAAAGCAATGAAGAAAGAATTAGAGCCGATACTGGAAAAATTAGGAATTACGCAGGAGACTGTCCTTGAAGGAATAAAGGCAGTTGCGGATCTGTCTGAGAAGGATGATACCAAATTGAAGGCCCTCTTCAAGTTGTCCGACATATTAGATCTCGAGGATAAGTCTTCTGCAAGACTTACACAGTTGACTGGTATACAGTTCCAGGGCTTCAGTGATAAGCAGCTGGAAGAAGTGGAAAGACCTAAGGAAATAGAAAGTGGCTGATCAGGTAAATAAACAAATATTTAAGAGGAGAATAAAATGCCGTTAACAGATAAGTATAGTAAAAAAGTACATGATGCATATCAGGTTATCCAGGAAAAAGGTGGTATGACTAATGCAAATGTAACAACACTTCAGAAACTTCTAAAATATTATCCTGAAAATAAGGGTTTGAAGGTAGATGGGTTTTATGGAGGAAATACTATTGAAGCTATAAATGTTTTTTATGATAAGTATTACTGGACACCTGAAAGAAAGATGCAGGAATTAAAGGATAGACATGGAGAGAAGTATATTATGCAGTCAGAGATGGAAGGTATGCAGGAAACACCTCCAGATACCAGTGGTCAAGGTGGATACTAATAGTAAAAAGATTGTTTTTGTAAATAAACTGCATATTTTGCACATTCCAGTATGAAAAACGGTAAGATTGTGTCCAAACACGACATTATTCGTGAGATAAAGGGTGTAAATGAGCGTTTAGACTACATGTTTTCGGGGTTATCACTATTAAGTACCAGTTTAAGTGATTACATTGACTTTAGTAAGAATGAAAAGAAGTTTGTCAAGTATTTAAAGAAGAAATACGGAGATAGTATTGAGGAGTAGTTATGCCAAATGGTGACGATAAAGCATTTGATGCCATGAATGTAGTTACAGCAACAGATGAAGTTGACTTAACTGAGGATGGTGAAAAGTCAGCATGGTTTCCAACTGGAAAATTTATGGGGATGAAGGTACCAAGAGGAATATCAAAATGGATGGATGGTCTGTTTTTATTTGCTGCAGGAGGATCATTTATAAAGCCAAAACCATTATCTGGGCAATCTGCAAAATCATTTATAACTAAATCCGATCTAAAATTATATGAGACAATAAATAAAGAAATAGTAAAGGTTCCTACTGAGTTTCAAGGTCCAGTGTATGAAAAACTTATGAATAGATTACGTAAAGAATCACCAGAAGCATTTGAATCGTTTTGGAAGATTCAAAGGGAAAAGGAAAAAGCAAGAATTGCAAAATATGGAATGACCAAAGCAGAGATTGCTGAAGAAGCTCTACTGAGACAGAAAATTGCAGATTTTGAAGCATCACTTGTCGGTAAGGAAAGTTTCAAAATTACTAAAAATCCAATGGAAAGATTTAAAAAATTTAAAGTAAATGCAGATAAATTACCAGAGATTCTTAAAAGAAGATAAATGAATATTAATACCCAGAATGTAAGTAAGGCCGAAGAAGAGTTAAAACTGGCACATGAGGATTTGATAGCATTTGGCAAATTATTTCTTCCAGATGACTTTAGACGGAGTGAAACCCCTTTTTTTCATTATGAGGTAGCAGATGCAGTTGATGATACAAGTATTAGACAGTTGGCAGTCATTCTTCCCAGAGGGCATGGGAAAACTGTTCTTACTAAGTGCAGTATTATTCATGACTTTGTCTTTACTCAAGAGCCATTGTTTTATGGCTGGGTGGCGGCAAGTTCAAAGATTTCTGTCCCTAACCTTGATTATGTTAAGTATCATATTGAATATAATGATAAGGTAAGATACTATTTTGGAGATTTAAAAGGAAAGAAATGGACTGAAGATGATATTGAACTTACCAATGGATGCAAACTTATCTCAAAATCTAATCTTTCTGGTATAAGAGGTGGAGCAAAACTACACAAAAGGTACGATCTCATTGTACTGGATGATTTTGAAGATGAGAATAATACTATTACACCTGAAAGCCGCTCGAAGATCTCGAATCTTGTTACAGCAGTTGTCTTTCCTGCATTGGAACCAAAAACAGGAAGATTGAGGATAAATGGGACTCCAGTACATTATGATTCGTTTATCCAGAAGATTCTTGTCGGACATCAGCAATCAGTGAAGAGGAGAGAGGAATTTAGCTGGAAAGTGATAACATATAAGGCATTGCAGGAAGATGGTACTCCTCTATGGCCTGATTGGTTCGGAATGAAGGAAATGGAGAGAAAAAAGAAGTTTTATCAGGATTCTGGCACTCCGCAGAAGTTCTATCAGGAATATATGATGGAAGTGCAGAGTGCTGAAGATGCAATATTTACAAGGGATCATATCAAATACTGGGATGGTAAGTTCTATATAGACGAGGAGACTGGACTTTCATTCATAGATGCAAATAATGAAGGATACCAGCCATGCAATGTGTTTGTAGGTGTTGATCCTGCAACAGATTCAGCAAGAAGAGACTCAGACTTCTCTGTCATTATTGCTGTAGCGGTAACTCCAGATAATAATATTTATGTTATTGACTATATACGTAAGCAGTCTATACCAGTATTGGGAATACCAGGAGAACATAAGCTTGGTATAGTAGATTATATGTTCCAGTATGCCAAGAGTTACAAACCGAGTCTATTTACAGTTGAAGATACAACAATGAGCAAACCTATATTCCAGGCACTCAATTCTGAGATGAGAAGGAGAAATGATTTCTCTATTGGGTATAAAGCAGAAAAGCCAGGAAATAGGATGAGCAAAAGAGACAGGATACAGGAAATATTAGCTCAAAGATTTTCTATAGGGCAAATACATATTAAGAAGACTCAGTATGATCTGCATAGAGAGATAACAACATTTGGACCAAGAATGGCACACGATGATACCATAGACGCTCTTGCCTATGCAGTCAAGTTTGCCAATCCTCCCATGGCTGCAGGTCAGGATAAAGAGGGTAAGTGGTATAAAAAGAAACCAAGAGCAAAAGACTGGGTAGTAGCTTAAAGGAGAAATAAGATGAGAATAAACACAAAAGCTGTATTTGAATGGAATTCAGATACTGAACAATATGAAGAGATATATTCGGAGGGATATGATTACGAAGGTGAGGTTGATCTTTTGCAAGAAAATGACCGAATATACTTTCCTTCAAAATTTTCTCGTGGTGAAGGTTATGATGAAATGACACCACAGGAAAAAAAAGAGATTAATCCACGGTATTTAGGAGGACATTTAGCGGACGAAGATATTGACTGGACAAATGTGGAACTTGGTCAATCTCAATGGGGTACGTCTCGTAATATGGTTAGACGGTGGGAAACAATGATGGGATATGATGAACCTCAAGGAGATAGGTTCAAAAATCCTGGAGCTGCTGTAACAGAAGCTAGAAGTTTTTTGCGAAAATTTATACGGACTAGAAAAGATGGAAGGCAAACTATACAAGACATAAGAGATCAAGAGGATTTTGGATTTGCCTATCCTGGCCAAAGGGTTTTTAATGAAACAGGAAATCCAAATTATCGAGTAAATGCTGATTATTCAGAGAGGCAGAAAATCAAGGGAGCTTTGGAAATAATGGAACAATTTCCTGAGTTATCGAATTTTGATGAAGACTTTGCCAAAGATGTAGATTTTGGAGATAGGAAGTATTATATGGGTGGTGGGCGAAGCAGTCGATTTCCAAAACAGGATATAAGACGAACAGATGATCAGATTTTTGATTTTTTACCTGGAGATGAAGATTTATTTCCAGAGGGAGATACTAAATCTAAGATACCTGGTGAGTAATGGCAGATATAATTACAACTAAGGATTTATCTGTAGAGGATACAAGTAAACTAAAGACTGGAGATACAAGGAAAAAGTATAATACTTGTCCTCCAGGTAAGAAACGAGTAGGGAACAAGTGTGTTCCCATAACTAAAAGAGGAAAATAAAATGCCAGGAAAAGAAGAATGCGCTGCAATCATAGATCCAGAAGAAAGAGCAGATTGCGAAGCTTATAAAGGTAAATACCCACTAAAGATAAACGAAGGAAGGAATCGTTTGGGTAGGGATATGGATAGAATAGAATTTGATGAGGATACTATTCTTAATCCTAGAAGGAGAGCTACAGAACCTTCATACTAATGGCTCAGAAGAGAATGGATATATTTGGTCATGATAAGCGTGATCGTGCACCAATGAAAGCTCCTTCAGATACATATCATATATGACCAATTGAAGGAACTCCTCACCCAGTTAGGGAGAGACATAAAGCAAAGAAAGTTAAGAAATAATGCCTAAGAAGAAAAAAGCAGACCAAATAAGAGAATTGTACAATCTCTCTAATAACTGGACGAGAAGCCAGTGGGAGTATGTTAACCAGAAAGGGTATGAGTTTGCTCATGATGAGCAATTGTCTCGTAATGAGAAGACTTCTCTTCAAGACCAGGGGATGCCTACGTTTACAATTAACAGGATATTGCCTGTTGTTGAGATGTTGAACTTCTATGCTACTGCTAATAATCCCAGATGGCAGGCTATTGGTGTAGAGGGGAGTGATTCTGATGTTGCGGCAGTATTTTCAGATCTTTCTGATTATATCTGGCATCTTTCAGATGGTTCTGCACTTTATTCAAATGCAATCAATGATGCTATCTGTAAATCTATAGGCTATATCCTTGTTACTGTTGATACAGACAAGGATAATGGAATGGGAGAGGTTATACTTCAGCAGCCAGAGCCTTTCGATATTTATGTGGATCCAAAGTCCAGGGATATGATGTTCAGGGATGCATCTTATGTTCTTATAAGAAAAGTTCTTCCTAAAAGTCATGTTGTAAAGCTTTTTCCTCAATATAAGAGGAAGATAAATAAAGCTTCATCATTAGATGGAGATCATTCCTTTTCAGAGAGAGCTATCGCAGATAGTGAGCAGAAATTATTCTTGAGTTCAGATTCTACTGCAGAGGATGTAGGAATAGATGCTACTGGACAGCAGGAACAAACATTAGAGCTGTTTGAGCTTTATGAAAAGATAAAGATTTCCTATGTAAATGTATTTTACAGGATTCCTCCAAATAAGAAACAGTTGAAAGCTATTCAACAGCAAGTTCAGGTAAAGATGAAGGAAATGGCCGCTGAAATGCAGGTTGGTCTTATGGAACAAGACAAACAGATGCAGGAAGCTGTTAAATTAGGTAAGATGATTCCTGAAAGATATGAACTTGAGATGAAGAAAGCTCAGGATATGATGCAACAGCAGTTACAAGCTGCAGAGCAAGAATATATGAGCAGACTGCAGGCAGAAGCATCTAAGATTGAGAATAGGGTTATATCAGAAAAAGAATATAATATATTGCTTAAGGATAAAACTTTTCAGCAGTCTATAGTTGACAGTGTACAGTTTTATGGAACGAGGATAAGGCAGACAATATGTGCAGGAGATAAATTGCTGAGTGAAGTTGTCTATCCAGAAAATATAGTTGATTATCCATTGATTCCGTTTCACTATAAATGGACTGGAACTCCATATCCAATATCTGCAGTTGCTCCTCTTGTAGGAAAGCAGAAAGAAATAAATAAGTCTCATCAGATAATGGTGCATAATGCATCTCTGGGTTCATCATTAAGATGGATGTATGAGGAAGGATCAATAGATCCAGAACTGTGGGAGCAGTATTCCTCTTCGCCAGGAGCATTACTTCCAACAAGACCAGGATCTGAGCGTCCAACTCCTATTATGCCAGCTCCATTGTCAAATGCGTTCTTCTCTATTGTTCAGCAGGGAAAAGCGGACATGGAATATCTGGCTGGGATTTATTCGTCAATGCAGGGAGACACACAGCAACAGCATGAAACTTTCAGGGGGATGCTTGCATTGGATGAGTATGGGACCAGGAGAATTAAACAGTGGATGAAGCATTCTATAGAACCAGCTTTAAGACAGTTGGGGAAAGTTATTATGCAGATATCACAATCTGTATACTCAGCTAATAAAAGATTCAGGATTATACAACCATCAGCTATTCAGGAAGAGCGTCAGCAGGAGATTAATATTCCTATCTATAATGATATGGGACAGGCAATTGGAAAGTCAATGGACTATTCGGCTGCCAAGTTTGATGTCAGAATAGTGGCTGGTTCTACACTTCCAGTAAACAGGTGGGCGTATCTTGCTGAATTAAAAGAACTTCTGCAGTTTGGAGTTATAGATGATATAGCAGTTCTTGCTGAAACTGATGTTCGGAATAAGGAACAGATAGCTAAGCGTAAGAGTTTATATGCTCAGTTACAGGGACAGTTAGGTCAATTGCAGGAAGCAATGAAGGACAAAGACGGCACTATTGAGACTCTTGAGAGACAGTTAGTACAGGCTGGAATCAAGGGTAAAGTGATGCAAGCTGAAATGGAGATCACCAAAAAGAAAGAGGAAGTTAAAGGCGATCTAAAAGATTCTTACCGCTCAACAGAGGCAAAACAGAAACTTTTACAGAATGTAATGGTCAATCAGGTAGACGCTACAAAGAAAGATCTATCAAGAGAATTACAATTTGTAAAAAAAGATTTGCAGAGTGGTAATAAAAAGCAGTAACATTAAAATGAGTAAAGGTAATAAAAATGGAAGAAACAGCAGGCAACCCAGGAGTCCCTACAGCTGATGAAGTTGAAGCTGAGGTTCTTGGCTCCTCTGAGGACTTTTTTGAAGCTCTAGAAGAAGATGTAAATGGCGTAATTGCCGATAGTAACACTGAGGCAACCCAACAGAAAGTTGACACCGAACAGGTAACTCAACAGCAAACTGTTGGCTCCAACAATGTGGGTTGGGATGATGACGGTAATCCTTACAAGAAACGCTACCAAGACAGTAGCAGAGAAGCCGTTAAGCTGAGAGAGCAGTATAAAGAGGTTGAACCTTTTGTACCTGTTCTTGAAGCAATGAAAAATGATAGCGGATTGGTTGAACATGTTCGTAACTATCTGGTAAATGGAGGTAATACTCCGAAGGGCGTACAGGAACAGTTGGGATTAGACGAAGATTTTGTTTTTGATTCTCAAGAAGCAATGACAGATCCAGATTCTGATTCAGCAAAAGTTCTGAATGCTCAAGTAGATAAAGTTGTTCAGCATAGAGTAGGACAGATATATCAGGCTGAAAAAGCTAATGCTGCAAAAGTGCAGCAGGAAGCTAAACGACAATCAATGGAAAGTGAATTCAAGGAAAAGAGAGGCATGAGTGATGAACAGTTTTCTACATTTAAGGAAGCTGCACAAAATCATGTTCTTACACTTGACGATATTGACTATCTGTTGAATCGTGATCAGGCTAATGCAAATGTTGTCCAGTCTACAAAGAATGACATGCTTACCCAGATGAAGAATGTTAGGAACATACCGCCTACCGCTAGTGGAGCTAACAGCCAGGCCGAAGAGAAGAATCCAGATAACGCAGTGTTTGATGGAATCTTAGGTCTGGATGGCGATTTAGACAACCTGTTCGGGTAAATTTAGTTTATAGAGCCATTTCGGCTTAAAGTTTATTCGAGCTAAAAATAGGAGTTCGATATGTCTGATTTTTTATCGGTCATAACACCGAATACTGATCTTTCTGTATCGGATTTTGATGGGCGTGGCCCAGGTGACTCAAGTGGTTTAGCTACTGGAGATATACGTAGAAGGTATAACTTTGGTAGCCGAGTATCTGAATTGGCGATCCCTCAAGATCCGTTCTTTAGATTCGTAAGTAAGGTGGCAAAAAAAGCGACAGACGATCCTCAGTTTAAGTTTTCTGAGAAGCGTCCTTCGTATCATAAGCGTTATGCTTATGTTATAGGTCAAGTAGATGGTGGTGCAGATACATTTGTTGAGTCAACAATGCAACGATCAGATACAGGTGCGGCTGTGTCCGCAGTAGGTCAACCAATGAAGTTGTACATGGCTACTGACTATGATAATCGTGGTAACATACAGAATGTCTTCAATGAGAATACTAACAACTATGATGTTGGTGCTAGTAATACGAGGCCAAAGTTCTTTTTACCTGGACAGTTAGTTAAGGTTCCTGGTAAAGCTAGTGCAACAGGTACTGGTACTTCAGGGTATCAGATTATCAGAGTAGATACTGTTACTGATAGTCTTTCCAAGACTGCTGCTAGTGTTTCAATGGAGTGTGTAGCTATTGAAGGATCTCTTGTCAAATATGACAGTGGTGCTTTAGAGTTTTCATCTTTCTATAATGATACTCCATCTCCTGGTGGTGTTGGAACAGCAACTGATGATGATGCACAGGTATCAGATAGAGTGATACATAGTGAGTTAGAAGCTAATCGTTCTTATGTAATAGGTAGCGCATTTGCCGAAGGTACTGGTTTTCCAGAGACTTGGGTGGATCAACCTTACTCATCTAATCATGGACTTACTCAAATTTGGAAGACTTCAATGGCAATGACCAATACGGCCAGAGCTACAGTATTGAAGTTTGAACCAAATGAGTGGGCACGTGTTTGGAAGGAGAAGTTGATTGAGCACAAGTGGGATATTGAAACATCATTACTATTTGGATCTCAGTATTCAGATGGTAGTAGTATCCAATATACTCAAGGTGCAGTAGACTACATTAGTAACTATGGTAACCAATTTAGTTTAGCTATTGCTACTAAGACTCAGGATGATTTTCTTGATGATCTTTCAAGTTATGTGGATCCAAGATACAATAATAGTCAAGCAACGGTATTCTTCTGTAGTACAGCAGTGTATAATTGGCTTCATAAGTTAAGTGGGTATTTTAAGAATAATCTTGAAGTATCTTCTAACTTAAGTGCTGATATGTCATTGACTGGCAAAAAGAAGGTCTTTGGTGTTGATATAAGTACAATCTCAACTGTGTATGGTGATATGCAGGTTGCACGAAATGTTCATCTTGATGGTACAAGTATTAAAATGCTTGGTATCAATATGAAGAACTGTGCTTACAGACCTTTAGTTGGTAATGGCATCAATCGTGATACTTCAGTCTACGTGGGAGTTCAAACTTTAGAGAACTCTGGAGTCGACCGTAGAGTAGATCAAATCTTAACTGAAGCTGGCATGGAATGGTCAATGGCCGAATCCCATGCTATCTGGACATAAGGAGGTAGACAATGGCTAATTTAATGTATGGACAAAATAAGTTAGATAACTCACTATCTCAGAAATTGTTCGCTGAAGCTGGTACTGGGCGTGAACATGAAAATACAACAACTGCTGCAGACCTATTCTCATATCAAATCCCAGCTAATACTCTAGAAAAGGGTGATATTGTGAGAATTAAGGTCTACTGTACAGTTGTTGATAGTAACAGCTCAGATACCTTAACACCTGTTCTTAACTTTGGAGGTACAGCTATTGCTACTGGCGTAGCTCTTGATGTTTCTGATAATGATGTAGTATATGCTTGGGCTGACGTTCATTGTACAGCAGCTGGTAGCAGTGGAACATGTACTGCAATCAGTGAAATCAGAACCGATGCTCTAGGAGCAACGGTTGTTATGGCTACAACAGCATTGACTTCTATGGACACAACAGGTCTTTTAGCTGTAGCTCTTAATGTTGACTGGAGCGTTGCTCATGCTGACAATGAAGTAAGAATCGATGCTGTAAGTATCGAGTTAGTGTAAGGAGGTAACTAATGGCTAAGTTAGGTGGACAAGCTGGATATGGTAAAGGGCATTTTGTTGAAAATATATCAGCAGCAAAAACCCTTACTACTGGTGATAGTGGTAAAGTGTTTACCATAACTCAAAGTTCTGCGTTTGCAATATCGTTGCCAAAAGCAGCAGATGCTGGAGTAGGTTGGAATGCTAAATTCTTAATAACTACTGCTGGCAGTTTTGCAATTACGATAGAACCAGATAGTACTGAAGATACCTTAATAGGCATGGCTGTTTCTGCAGCAGGTTCTGAAGCAGCAGAGCAATCAGCAGAAAGTGGTGTTGATGTGCTTTCGTTTATTAACGGAGCAGCTGCTGGGGATTGGGTTGAATTATTATGTGATGGCAGCAACTTTTATGTTTCTGGCATGATACATGATTCAGCTCATGTTACTATAGTATAATCTGAAATTCGAGGTATAATAACTCGATATAAAGAGATAGATTTGAGAAGGCTACTTAGTGTAGTTTTTGCTTCCTTTCTGTTATATTGGTAGCCTTCTCTTTTCTTGAGCATAGAATATGGCAGATTTTCAATCACAAGTAATGGGATTAACAGGTTTGACTATAGATGCTAGTTCTACTGCCCCTAGTCGATCTGAATTTTCTACATTTTTAAATGATGGTGTTATTGATGTTACTAGTAAGGTTGTCAAGTTAAGACCTCAGGATAGAAATGATTTTTCGAGGGTAAGTGCTGAGCAAACAGCTAATGCATCTTTAGATCTAAGTGGTGCTGATATTATTTCTGTTATAAGAGAGGATGGTGTTACCAGTGATAATTGGAGGCCATGCAGAGTAATATCTCCATCTTTACAACATATTGTAACAGATGTTGATAGTTTACATTTTTCATCAAAATTTTATCCAGCATATATGGTGGGAGATAATGGTTTGATTAGTGTATTTCCTGCTCCTGGCTCAAATCCTAATTCATTTAAGGTTTATTATATTAATAATTCACCTGAAGAAACAGATGGTACTGCATTAGATCATGCTAGTACAGGTATAAAATGGTTTCCAAATGACAAAGTATATCTTGTAGTAATCTATGCAGCTATAAAATCTCTTGAAAGTGCAATGTCTGCAAAGAGTATTCCAACTGTATCAGGAGATGGTACAGCCCCTATTGAATTAACAGATGTATCTATATTAGATGATGATAATACTATTGATGTTCGTTTAGATCAAGGGGAAATAGATCAATGGTGGAGTACAACAGGACACTTTATAGAAGATGAGGAAGATACAGAATTAGCTATTGCACAGATACAAAAGATTACTGCTTATGTACAGGCATATCAAGCTCAACTTGCAGGTAATACTACAGATTATGGATGGATGCAGGCTAGGCATCAGATACTTTCTCAGCAGTATACTCAAACTTTTGTTATGATGGCTCCAACACCTCCTTCTCAGCCACAACAAAGAGCGGCTAGAAGATGAAAGTACAGGAAATAATGGAAAGAGCTGGTATTATGGATACTGGAAGAGCTGTAGCTTATATCAAGGATGCTCTTGAAGAGATGAATATGATCTCTGAAACTCATGTTACTACGGAAAGGATTGATATAACTAAAGATCAAAGGTTTTATAGCTTTCCAAAAGATATGATAAAGGTAATAGATATTAGGTGCAAGAATCATCTAAATGTTGATGATGAATATAGGTCTATACCGAGAATGATCGGTGAACCTTTAAGAAAGGATGCAGATGGCAACTAGTAAAGAATATGCATATTATGTAAAGGGCAACAAGATTGCTATTGTCCAGAAGGATTGGACGTTTTCTGGTGGTCAGACTCTCTCACAACCAGGGCTGAATGATCTTGGATCTCAAGGTGCTTTATTATGGAAAAGTCCGAAGGAGAGCATTACACATGGTCTAGAATTCCAATATGTGTATAGTCCTCAGTATATGGTCTCTTCCAATGCTGCAGTTGATGTAAATAAGTTTTATGTAAATGGATGGACAGTTATAGGTGGTTATTTAGCATTCTTAAGAGCAAGAAGATCCACTATAAGTAATTGGTCGTCATCCCCAGAAAGTACAGTTACTTCAGGTTCTTCTGGAGATACAGGAGGACAATCTTTAGATTATATAGTGGTTGGGGGAAACTCTAGATGGAATGGATTACATAAAGTTCAAACAGCAGGTACTGAAGGTCAGCTTGTAACATATACTAAAGTACCTGAAACTTTACCTTATTGGGAAGATCAGAATGTAGATTTTAATACTAGTGAAGAAGTATATGGCAGAAGTGGTGGAAGTTTATATCTTGCTGATTATTTTTCTGCTGGTGATTATGTTTTTATATCAGGAAGTAATGATGAAGCTAATAATGGATTGTTTTCTATAGGTAGTGTTTCAACATCTGCAACTGCAGCATCAAGTAAATTAACACTTGGCACAAGATATGCAGTGGTTAATTCAGCTGATGCTACATCATATTCTACTGGATTGGATAATGAATATTCTGCAGATGCAGCTTTAGTGGCTGAAAGTAGCCAGTCTGATATCAATATATATAAAGCATACAGAGATTTTTCATATGTACTTACAGATGTAAATGTTCTTAATGATGAAGCAGATGAACTAGATATACCAAGATACCTGGCTAATGCGGTTGTATACTATGTTAGAGCTAAGTATGCAGAGGATGCTGGTCAGATCGATATGAAAGAATATTTTATGAGAGAATTTAGAAGAATAACAGAGAAACATCAATCAAGTAAGAGATGGGGAACATATAGGGTCCAGGGTTTTAGTTTTTTACGATAAGATGATGTAAATTGAGAATTAATAACAAGTCTGTATAGGGAGCATTCTCGCCCCGCAAGACAGACTAAAATAATAGGAGAATAGAATGGCAAACCTACAAAAACACAGAGCACACGAATCTTTAAATACAGATACTGCTGCAGTTTGGGATTTAATAACAAATGTAACTGATGCACCTGTATCTGGTGGTACACCAGAGAATATAGACGTTTCAGGATATCATACTCTTGGATTAACTCCAGCTGCTGAAATATACATACATTTTCATAACACAAGTACAGCAACACTAGTCATAGCAGATGCTTTAAAACTTGCTAGTGGATTATCGTTTATCAAGATACCTAGAGGAATTGGCAATACAATCTATTTTAATTATTTAGCTACTGATGGTTCTTCTACTTGTGAACTACGTGTAGTGAAGATGTAGGGGGTGATGAAATGGCTATATTAAACACATTATACGCAGGACAAGGACTTTCCACTTCTGGCGGCACAATATCAGGCGATTTAACTATTGATGGTGACTTAACTATTGATGGTAGTACTACATATACATATGATGAACAGGTAGATGGTCAAGTATGGATTAAAGATTCTACAGCAAGTAGTGCAACTCAAGGTGGACATTTAAGACTTTTTAGTGATGATGGTGCTGGAATGGGTACTGGTCATAGACTTGGGGTAATTGAGTTTGGAGGGGCAGAAGATACAAGTAGTACTATTACAATAGGAGCAAGAATTGAAGCAATAAATTCTCGTGGTAGCTATTGGGATACCACTAATAATCATGCAGATTTATTATTTTATACGACAACTGGGGATGCTTCTCAATCAGAAGTAATGCGTATCACCTCCGGTGGTGAAATAACAATGGCGAGTGGTTCTAAATTAGTACATGATGACACAACTGGTATGGTCATTGGAATGGAAGGGGGAACTGATACGTATGGTTTATGGTGGGATACTTCAGCAAATGCTTATTCATTAAAATGGGGAGATTCTAAGAATTTTGTTTTTGATATGGATGGCATACAAATGGGGATTGGAGTGTCAGACCCAGATGAAGAATTAGAAGTAAAAGCGCCTGGGGATGCATGTATTAAAATTAACACTTCTACAGCAGGTAATGATGCTCAATTAAAATTTGCAACTGGCGATAGTATTGATTGGAATATATATGCTGATGGTAATGTAACTAATGACCCATTAATTTTTTATGATTATGCTTCAAGTAGTGCGACGATGGCGTTAAATAATGGCAACGTCGGTATTGGTTTAACTGTTCCTTCATCATCTCTTGAAGTGGCTAAGGGTTCAGCAAGTGCTGAATTAACTATTACTTCTTATAGCACTACTACTACTCACGGTGGTATTTTAAATCTTCAGCATAGTAAAAATAATACAGTTGGCACAAACACCTTTATCGTTGATGATACATTGCTTGGTGGCATAATCTTTAAAGGTGCTGATGGTGCTGGGTTTGAAGAAGGAGCAACTATCAAGGCTTTTGTTGATGGAGACCCTCTTACTGGTGGTGACGGAACGGATTTACCAACAAGGCTTATCTTTGCGACTACGCCAGATGGAAATAATTCTGCTGTAGATAGAATGACCATCCTTCAAGACGGCAACGTCGGTATCGGCACGACGGGGCCTGGGAGCCTTTTCCATATGGTTGGCACAGAGGGAGCAACATTTGAGCGAAGTCTAGGAAATGGTAGTGTTAATTCATTTTTCAGTGTAGGTACAGACTCATTTTCAACTGCTGGAGGAACATTTAGATTTGAGGATAAAAGAGCATCTCAAAATTCACCCATATTTATTATCGAAGGAGCAGATTCTACAGGTACGGTTGGTTTATTTGATGTTACAGCAGGAGGAACAAGTCGTTTTCAAGTTCAACAAGACGGCAATGTCGGGATTGGAACTGATTCCAATGTTGACGAATTGTTACATGTACAGTCTGGCACTTCTTGGAAACCAGTTATAAAACTGGAGAATACAAATGCTGATGCATCATCTCCGAAACTTCAGTTTCATAAAACATCAACCGCATCTGAAGCAGATGACGATTATATTGGGCTCATTGACTTTTATGGTGTTGATAGTGGTAATGCAGTAACAAGATACTGTACTATTTCAGGCATAATATCAGATGTTACGGCTGGCGAAGAAGATGGACGGCTTGAATTTAATGTTTTCAAAGCTGGTACTGATACAAAATCTGTTGTCATAGAATCTGGAGGTATCCATGAAGTAGGTGGTACATTAAAAGAAAACCTACTCACCAACTCTGGCTTTGATGTTTGGAGTAATAGTACGCTGGAGAATGTAGCTCAAGTTACAATAACTTGGAGTGCAACAAATACTTCTGCTTTTGCAGCTACTAATGGTGATATTACTAATATGGTAAGGTCGACTGGTTATGCCTCTGCTAGTTTTGCTTTATCTGGATTAACTAATGGTAAATTATATCGAATTACATTAACTAATTATGCGGAAACAAGCGGAGATGGTTGGCAAATATATACAGGCAATGCTTCTGCTTCAGCTACAAATGGTACTATTGGCGTTACAGGACAACTTTCAAATCAAACTTGGGTTTTTGAAAAACAATCAGGTGATGCCTATATTACAATAGAAACTTTAACAGGTGCAGCCGCTCATCTTGATAGAGCAACATTCACAATCTACGAAGTCACCCCAGGCTGTGTGGATGTGGCAACTACTGCTCATGATGGATGGTATAGAATGAGAACCGATACAGATATATGGAGACAGGAAAATATTGATGTAGGACACGCTTCTAATACAACATATAGTAAATTCGGAAGTTATTATTCCCTCAAACTTGCTGGTGGAAGTACAGATGGACTTGTTTCTTGGCCAGCACAAAGTCTTGAGAATAAGGTTGAACACTATACCCGATTTAGAGGTAGAACAGTAACATTAGGAGCATGGGTTTGGTGTGCTTCGGGTAGTAAAGCTAATCTGCGAATATTAAGTGGTACAGGGTCTACTATATCTACTTCGTCAAATCATAGTGGAGGTAGTAGCTGGGAATGGTTAGAGGTTACGCAAACTGTAGCTACAACCAGTACATACTTTATTGCTTCTATGAACTCTGGCACATCAACTACAGCATATTTCTCACAACCAATGCTCGTATTCGGCTCATCAATAGGTGAAGGCAACTACACCAGACCGCAAGGTGAAGTTATTGTGCTGGAAACTTATGTCCCAAGTAATTATTTCACAGGTAAGTCAGGAGCAGGTGATGAAGGATGGTTAGTGATTAATGTCGAAGCGGACAGTAATGGAAAGATACCAAAGGGCATAGTAGCTCTACCTACTGTATTTGCAAGATTAAAAGATTCAGTAAGTCTATCAACTGGCAGTTCAACCTTGGGTCTAAACTTTCGTAGTGGCACATCAGGATGGGCTACTTGGCAAGCAAATTTAAATGGGCTGGATGATGATTTTGTTTTATATCATACGGGCGATATTATGTGCAATGCAGATGGTGATTTTGAATATAGTATAAACGCATCTGGTTCAGATACTCTCGACATTGAAAATGTTAATTACAATGCCGTACAATTACGATAGGAGATAATTATGGCAATTACAATACAAAGTTCAAGAGATAACGCAGACGATAAGACAGTATTCTTTACTATCGCATACGGTGGTAAGGATTACAAGTGGCACGGTGATATGCCAAAGGATGCTGATGCACAGGCTTATCTTGATGCGAAATCTGATACATTAAAAGCGGAGATACTCCGTAAGCGGTATCCACAGGCAGAAGTGGAACAACTTGATGGTAAGTCTGCATTAGAATCATTTGAAGCATGGGTATCCGCTGGGTGCAAAAATGCTGAAGTTTCACAGGAGATTCCTGCGATTAAAAAGAAAGCGGCAGTATATGAAGATGTGGAAGTGGAACCAGCGATAGAAGCTAAAGATGCGGTGATGGGTGAACGTCAAGTAGAATTATCAGAAGAAGAAGAAGTTACTAAAACAGTAATTGAAAAGAGCGATAGCGGTAAGTATCTGGAAAAGCAGGTTACTGAAACAGTAGTTAGAAAAATACCACAGTACGAAGAAGTACCACTTTATGCCGCTAACGGCAAAGCAAAGAAAGATGAAGATGGCAATGCTGTGATGCACACTATACCAAAGATGGAAAGCTACGAAGTAGAGCCAGCAGTTGAAGCTAAAGAAGCGGTAACGGAGAAACGATTGGTATCTGAAGCGGTTACAGCAGTAGCAAAACAGACTTTAATTATTCAACCTGAAGTAACAATAGAAAAGAAAGCGTGGGTTGATTCACATTAAACAAGGAGTTACAAATGGCTAAAGTAAAAGACAACGAACAGCAGCCTGAAGTAATAGACAGCGAACAGAAATCGCCTGTTTTAACTTTGGATGAAGTAGAATATGATGTATCTGATTTTACAGACTATCAGAAGGATATATACAATGATATTCTTAACTATCTCGCCCAGCAACAACGGTTAGAGAGATGGAAACAGGGACAGGTACATATGCTTCGAGTATCACTGAATGGTGAAGTTGAAGAAAAGGTAGAAGAAGAGGTAGAAGCAGAGGCATGATTATTAGAAGGTGTAGTCAGGGTCATCGAGTTCGTGTTCATAGGAACACTACTCCTGGTGCGACAAGAGTAAAGACTTATCCCGATGATAGTGTCGAGACTCTGACTTACCCTTCGTCTTATAAATACTTTGTGGATGTTGATGGTACTGTAGTTAAGCGTTCAAACAGTTTTAAAACAATAGAAGAATTCTATGTTGATGAATGTGCAAAGAAGCACGGTGATGGACATGGCAGGTTCTTAATTGGTAAGCATCATATAATTAATGGTGTAGCTACTTTACAGTCTGATTATCCTACTGATTCAAATACAAAGAATGAGATAAAAGATTTTTATGATAAGCGTGGTGTATCTTATGGTGGCAGTGAGACTAAAGCAGAACTGCTGTCAAGGATAGTTTCTATGTATCAAAACAATGCTGAAGTATCTAAACATTTAAAGGCTTAATGTGAATCCAATTAGTAAAGTAATACAAAAGTTTATACAGCCTCCCTGGATAGACAAATGGACTTCAGTACACATGGCTGCTGGGGCTTTTATCTGTAAGGTAGCGTTATGGTGTGGAGCTTCTGATTTCTATGCTGTAATGAGCGTATTTGCCATTGGGGTTGTATGGGAAGTAATGGAATGGATAGTTGAAGATGGCTGGAGACCTTATGGTAGCCGTTCTAACTGGGCAAAGAATACAATTAGTGATCTGGTTGTAGAAACAGGACTGGCGTTATGGATGGTATTATAGGTGATTCCACAAAAATACTTAAACCTAAAGTATCTGAAAAGATACGGATTGAAACTCCAGTTGGAGCAATTGAATCTGATTCTGGCAATCATTTAATAGATGGATTAACGGTAGTAATAATAATTTTAGTGTTATATGCAGGAAAAAAACTTGTGGAAAAGGTGATTAATGGATGACAAAATATTGATGGCTATAGTTGGAATTATTGGAGGTTTGATAACATTCCTCCAGAAAGTTCTCTATGGGCAGGGTAAATCTAATTATGAAATCATTGTCAAACTTATTGACAGATTCAATAAATCAGATGAAAGATTCAAGGCGATGGAAAGCAGAGTAACTGAAGCCGCCGAAAGACGGCACGAAAAACTGGTTGATGAATTAAATGATTTAACTGATGATATGAATTTTATTAAAGGCAGGATTGATAAAAGATGAATCATAGAGAGTTGGAAGAATACAGAGATGATTTAAAGAGCAGGATAGTAAGGATTGAAACTATAGTAGAGCGTAGCGAAAGAGAGCTATGTAAACTTAATAGTCGAACTTCCAAGATTGAAAGCTGGAGAAGCTGGATGATTGGTGGTATGGCAGGACTTGGATTAGTAATAACATTAATAGGAATAGGAGTGTTATAATGGAATGGTTAGCAGCAAAATTAGGAGCATCAGCAGCTCAATACGCAGCTGGAGGTGCCGTAGCTGTTGGAGTTGCATGGGCATTGAAAAAGATACCAAATGCTACAATTAAGGCAAAGTTTGGTTTGCTGATGTATGGTGCAGGAGTTGCTTGTACTTTAGGATTAGCAAAATTTAAATGGACAAAGAAGGTTTACAATAAGACAATAGAGCCGTATATTGTAGATGCTATTGATAATATAGTAGCTCACGGAATACAAGAATTTGTTCGTGGTTTAAGATCAGATAACGAATGAAAGAAGACATAAAGAAGATCATAGATTGGTCTCTTGATAATCTTAGTATGAATAGTAAAGATGCATCCAGTTTGGTGTATAGAACTGGAATGGCTGAGTCAGGTTATAGGCATCTCTCTCAAATGGGGAGTGGCCCAGCTGTTGGATTCTTTCAGGTAGAACCAGCAACAATAGATGATACCTGGAATAATTATGCAGTATACAGAAAGCCGATAATGGCTGTACTCAAGGATATGGGTTTTGATCCAGATGATTCCAGAATGAGAGTAATGTCATCTATAGCATTACAGGCAGCATTTTGCAGGTTGAAATACAGACGTGACCGTTTGGCTATACCTCCAGCAGATGATATCCATGCACAGGCTGCATACTGGAAAAGAGTTTATAATACTGTACTTGGTAAGGGATCAGTAGAACATTTTATTAAAGCAAATGAGGAAAGTGCATGATAGATTATGAATGGGTATCCACACCAAGCTGGTATTGGATAGAAGTAGTTTATGCCTAAGCAAGTTTTAAAGCTTGAACAGTTTCATGGAGGTTTGAGTACTAACTCAGATCCAAGGGATGTTGCAGTAAATGAGCTTACTGCAGCTACAGATGTAATGGTAGATGAATTAGGTAAGATTAGAACTTTAGGTAGTACTGCTAATCATGATGCTACTCCTTCTACTGCTATTCAGATTTACCCTGGACATGGGTTATTTCAATTTAGTCATGACAGGATTGGTGGTCATTTAGGAGAGCATTTAGCTAGTGGTGGTGATTTTACTACTGGTACTAAATGGACTAGGACAGGGGATTTTGCAATAGATTCAACTGATGCTACATATACACATAGTAGTGGAGCTGGTACAATATATCAAAGTACTGCTAATCGTTTGGAAGAGGGAGTAATTAATGTTACTTATGCTCTTAAGTATACAATTAGTAGTTGGAGTAATGGAAGTATTACAGCTTTTAGAATTAAGGGTACTGGTTCTCAGTTTGCAAGAGCAAGTGCAAATTTAGAACAGTCTAATGGAACACATATTACTACTTTCACATCTCATGCTTCTGATGCTGATCAGCCTTTTACAATAGAAGCTACTTCAGATGGGACGGCATCATTTAATATTGATGACCTTTCACTTTATATATATGATGCTGCAGAGACTGGCGATGACTATTTAGTATTAGCAGATGCTGAATCTAGTGATTCTGCTATTTATATATATAGTAAGAATCAGGATGCATGGAGTCTGTCTCAGACCATTACTTTAGGTAGCTCTAATAATCCGAAGACTACTTTTTATACTGTAGATGGAGCATTAAGAATAAGTGATGGAAATTTTGGATCTACCAATTCAAACAAGTGGTATGGATATATAAAAAGAGATTTATTTTCTGATATATCACCTTCTTATGATATTAACCAGTGGTATGTGGCATCCCAGAAAGTTTCTGCTCCGAATAAGTCTACTTGGGATGATGATGCTACGCTTGCTGCTGTTTATGGTTCTACATCTACTCAAGCTGGTACTGGATTAAATGATCAAGATGTTGATATTGGTCGAACTACTCTTGTAACAGCTACTGTTGCTAATGTAACAAAAGCTGAGGTAAATTATACATATACAGTACTTATCCCAGGTTCTACAGTTTCTATAGAATTTGAGGCTGGTACTTATATTTCAGCTTTTGTTGCTTCTGACACACATATTATTGCACAAGAAAGTGTGGGAGCTGGAACTTATACTGGACAAATAATTTTTTATCCTGATCCAGCTGAAACTATTACAGATGGAAGTGTTACATGGACTGATTTTAGGGTAAAGATTAATTCAGCTACAGGTGTTTCAACTTCTGGTATAACAAATTTAAAGTGTTATGAATTAGGTGCATTACCTGATCATTCTTCTAAGCTTTCTAATAATAATGTTCATATAGATTTTGACTGGGAAACTGCTGTTGGTGCTTCTGGATGGAATAATGTTGGTAATACTGGTGAATGGAAGATTGGAGTAACTTTTATATATGATGGAAAACAGGAAAGTCAAATTACTACTATTGTAGATACAGCTGATGCACTTGTATCTAGTTTTGTAGTTCCTGGTAGTCTTGGGGTTACAGCAGCTCCATCTATTAGGTTGTTTATAGCTGATTTTCAAACAGTATCAACTGCATGGAATAAAAGAATAACTGGATGTAATATATATATGCAGGATGTTGCTCAAGATATAACACAACCTTGGTTTTTACAGTTGTCTGCTGATTTTGAAAGTGGAAAACTGAAGGTTGAAAGTTCTCAAAAGGAATATGACGCAGTTTATTATGCTGAGAATACTCAAGAATATTATTATTGGGAGGTTGGTGATGGATCAACAGATGGATCTGTTATGTTGACTCCTGCTAATGTTATTACATATGGAATCAATTCAGGTTTATTGGAAAATGAAAAAAGTGTTTTATCTAAGTATAAAACTGCAGTTGTTGTTGGAAGAATAGTGTATATTGGTGGATTGGAATTTCAAAATGAAGATGGATCAAGAGAAGTGAGAGGAGATGCTATGATTAAATCTCCTGTTAATAAGTTTGATCTATTTCCTTTAAGCAGATTAATTGAAGTTACTGTTCAAGATGGTGATAATATAATAAAGCTTGAAGAGTATGCAGATAGGATATTGCAGTTTAAAAAGAATAAAATGCATTTGATAAATGTATCACAGGAGTTGGAGTTTTTAGAGGATACATTTGTACATAAGGGAGTATCTCATCCTGCAGCTACTTGTAAGACTGATTTTGGTATAGCATGGGTTAATAAACTTGGATGTTATCTGTATGATGGTCAGAAAGTAACTAACTTACTTGAGAAACAGGGTAGGCAGATAATAAAAGAAAGTGAGTGGGCTACATTTACTGCTAATGATCCTATGATTGGTTATGTTCCAAAGAAAAGACAGTTGATTGTTGTAGATGACATTACTACAGGTGACGGTACTAATGATGGTGAATGTTATATATATGATCTGGTGACTCAGTCATGGATTCGAGGATTTGCTGCTACTTTTGCTGATCAGAAGAAAACAAACTTTGTTACAGACTGGAATGGAGATTTAGTACATGCTCATACAAATGGTACTATATTAAAATGGGATGATGCTAGTGATACTTCAGCTAAAATTAACTTAATGACAAAAGATATAGATTTTGGACAACCTTCAGTAAGAAAGAAGGTTTATAAAGTATATTTAACTTATAGGGGAGATGCTAGTCATGTACAAGTACATTATGGTGTAGATGGTCTTGCTCCTGCCTCAACCTTTTTTGTTACTAATGCTGATGGTACTACGACAGGAGCAGGAGCAATTCCTAAATGTATAGCTCATGATGTAGACACTGATGATTGGGTTAAAGCTGAATTAAAACCTGGTGCCCCTGTTAATAATATTTCTAGTTTCAGGTTAAAGATAAGTGGTGACGGTTCAAGTGCTATTGCTGCAGATTTTGAGATTAATGATATCTCGATAGTGTACAGATTAAAGAATATAAAATAATATGCCGATAACAAAGTCAGAAAGAATTGCCAGGAAACTTGGTCATACAAAACAGGAAAGACTTCAAGTTCAAAATGGTACTCCTGCTATTAGTAATATGGAAGAAGGTGTTCCAGTTTTAAGTTATGTAACAAATACAGGATTGACTGAATTTATCAGGCATAAGAATGTTCTGCATAAAAAGGTATTAGATAAAGCAAAGGATATAGCTGGTGGTACATCTGAATCTTTTGCTGATGATGGGTATGTTAAGTTTTCTAATGGTTTGATTTTTCAATGGGGTCAAGAAACAGTTAGTGCAACTACGGAAACAGTTACATTTCCCATAGAATTTCCAACTGCATGTTTAAATGTTACAGCAACATCTTATGTTGTTGATACAGATGGACAGACTCACTCACCAGGGATTAATACTCTACCTACTACAACTCAAGTTATATTAAATACTAAAAGTAGTTGGAGTACAATATTTTGGCAGGCAATAGGACATTAATAAAAGTATAGGAGAATAATATGCCAACAGACGAAAATACGAACTCTCTAATGCCTCTCATGCCTGAGCTCCAATGGGATCCCTCTATAGGATATGGAAAAGGATTACAATTACTTAAGTATGATGTAGCTTTAGAAGATTATCAAGAACAAAAACTTTATGAAAGGGAACTGCTATTAGCGGAGAAGAAAGCTAGGGAAGAATCTGAAAGCAGTTCATTATGGTCTACTCTAGGTTCAATAGCTGGAGCAGGAATTGGTTTATTTGCAACAAAATCATTGAAAGGTGCAGCAGTAGGGTCTACAATAGGTGGTGAAGTAGGGAAATGGGGACAAAACATATTTGTTGGGAGACATTATGATCCAGAAGATTATGCTTTAAGTACTGATGTGGGTAGGTTTGATGTAAAACAGAAGTATGAAATTGAACGGATAAACCAACAGTTTGCAGCGGCAGCAGAAGCACAGTACTGGAAAGATTGGGCTGGTACAGGAAAATCATTAGCTACTCTTGGTTTTCTAAAGGGAGATACAGGAATAGAGTGGCTTGATGAATTCCTTACTTGATGAATTGCTTACTGGTACTCCAGAAACAACAGTTTAAGGGAGAAAAAGGATAGATTATGCCACAGTGTAGTGATTATGGAGAAGGATGGGCAGGTGAATATCCTAATTGTACATATCAAACACCTGGTTTTACGGGGAGTGTTGAAAGTCTCGGATATGGAGGATTACTTCCTACAGATATTGAAGGAAGACCATATGAAGACTATTTTGATCCTTATGATCCTACTCAACAACAGATGGCTGAGACAGTTGCTGGGACAAAAGTTGGTGCTGCAGAGAGTGCTTGGTCTTTGCAACAAGAACAATTAGGTGAAGCTGCTGCATTGAAAACAGGACAATTAGGAAAAACTTGGGGATTACAAAGAGGTCAGCTTGGATGGGGAGCAGGAATGGGGGTTAGCGGAGCAAGAAGAGCTGGTATAGGTGCAAAAAGAAAGAGTGAATTTGCATTTTCTGGAACAGCAGAAGAAATGCAAAGAACTGCTGAAGCTGATGTTATGACAAAATATAGGGGAGGTATAAGAGCAGGAGAAACAGCGTACCAACAAGCTTTAAGAACGACAGAAACTGGTTTGCAACAAGCTTTAAGAACTGGGCAGTTAGGCTTGGAACAGGAGATAACAGATATATTTCAGCAATTGGGACAAGATGTATTAGGATTTCAGCAAGATTGGCAAGGAGGTCAACAACAGACATATTTTAATCTTCTTGGTCTAGGTTTAGACTGGGGAGATGCTGGAGGAGGGCCTGTATATGATGATCCAAATTGTTTTCAAAATTGTATAAATGGAGGTGCATCAGAAGATTATTGTGAAGTGAGTTGTGGAAATCCTGCTCCTTCTGATCCTCAAACCTGTGCTGAACAAGGTTTGGTAGAATGTACTGATCCGAATGCTAATAATTATGGTTTATGTGGACCTTGTGATTATGGCGAATAAAGGATTAGGAGATACAGTATCCAATGTCATTAAGAAAGTTTCTGGTGGCAGGGTAAAGGAATGTGGAGGCTGTAGCAAAAGACGTGAGTGGCTGAATGATAAGGTATCATATACTAGACGTAATGCTTTAAATGCAATTGATAAGATTCAGAATGGAAATATAAGATAATGGCTTGGAAAGCAAGACAGCCTGAAATAGATTATTCAGCTGCAGATGCTCTACGTGAAGTATCATTATTTATAGTAGAGATGTATGGGGCGAAATTAGATAGGGAAGAGGGAGATAGAGCTCATCACCTAAATATTCTTGCAGATGAATTAAGAACTGCTAAAACTATTTTAAGAAATGAAGAGAATGCATATGACGCTGCGAAGCTAGAGCATGAATCTCGTTTTGGAAAGCTTAAAGAAGAAGATTATACAAGTCAGAGTAGACCTGTAACTGATGATGTATATAAATGGTATGAGTCTAGGATAGAGGATAAAGAAGGTGCAATTCAACATTATAAGGGAAAAACTCAAAAAATGTTGGAAGAAATAAATTTTATTAATAGAGTACAGACTGGATTAAACACTGTAAGTACAAAACTTGGTCCAAGCCCAATTTGGTTGGACCCTGAAGATGTTACTCCAGTAGCTCTTGCTCCTCAGCTTGTAACAGGTACACCAGAAGAAATTGCAGAAAAACAAAAGCTGATAGGAGCTTTTTTTGAAGAACGGCCTGAAGTAGTATCTCCAGGAGCACTTGAAGTGATAAATCTTCTTAAAGCAGAGGCTATAGCTAAAGCAGAAGGGCGAGATTGGATTATAGATGAACGTAAATATCAAAAAGATAAACGTGAGGAGATCGAAAAGGATAAAATACTAGCAAGTGATTTAGCGTTAAATCCATTTGTATCAAGTATAAAGGCTATTGCTGGTGGGGATTATAACGATGAAAAAATGATGGATCTGATACTTGATATAGGAACTGCACATGGTCAAAAAATAGGAGATATGTTATGTCCTGGCTGTACAACACAAAAACAGTATGATATGGTTTTAGCAACTTATAATACTATGGCAAGCTTTGCACAAAAAGGAACTCCAAATGATATTACAGGATTAGGTAGACTTGTAGATAATTTGACAAAACAGTATGAAGAGTCACCTGGGAAAGTTGGTGATCTCACAACAGAAAAAGGATTTTTTGCAAGCTGGGTTTATAATGTGTTTAATATTAATATGGAAACGATCGATAAAATAGAATTAGAAGGATACAATCCTATAACTAAAGAAGTCACAAAGCATCAAATGAGTGATATGACTCCTGAAAAGTTGATAATGGTTGAGTTTGAAAATTCAGGCTTGAGCAAAAATGAATATTTTGAGAAACGAGGTAGAAAGATTTTCAAATTATTTAAACAGGTGTATGGAAAGAAAGAATCTGGAGCTGACCGAAGTGCTGGTGAATTAAAGAAGATGATAGAGGCTGCTTTTCCTAAAAAAAAAAGTGAAGATGAAGTAGCAATTCTTCGTGAGAAGTTAGTTAATATGGATTTTGAAATAGTTGATGTTACTGCAGATACTGGTTGGTATAGTGTATTAGCACAGGGAGAAGGAAGGCTTAGATTAGTAAAACCATTGGCAGATAGGGTTAAAGAAGCAAAGAATATATTGGAAGGTAAAGGAATAAATCTTCAAATTGGAGATTCACTGGTAAGAATGGATGTTAAAGAGAAGCAATATCAAGAATGGTTAGCTGCTGGATCAAAAGGTGCCACAGTAGCACCTGCTCATAGATCATTTCATACAATAGGATTTGCTTTTGATTTAGACCGTGAAGATGGATCTATGAATAATCCAGAAATATTTGATGTTTTAAGAGATTTAGGATTAGTGCAAAGTGATACAGAATGGTGGCACTGGTCGCTAGAAGAAGTATAATAGGAGTTAAAAATGGCAAATGATAAGAAGAAAGATGAAGGAGTTCCAGATGAATGGTTTTTTGATCCTGACAGTGTATTAGCACTAGAGTCTTTATTAAAACTTGATCCTAATGCAGGTGCAATAGACTCATTAGAAAATCTTGGGGGGGCAGGAATAGTAAGAACTCCTCCTCCAGCAAGTAATGTTGTAGGGAATCTTCCTCTTGCATATGAAAAAAGTTTGGGATTTAGGGAGAAAATTGAAGATATAGAGGTTGATCAGGGTGTAATTGATAAAATAGCTCCAGCATTATACATAGGTGCATATGAATTAGGAAAAAAAATTGTAGGAAGAGATTGGAGATGGCCTAAGGGGTGGAGCCCTAAAATAAGAGGAGCTGGTAAGCAATTGGTTGCTTATAATTTAGCTTTACAAGCTAGTGATTTGGTAGGAAGTTATGTGGATGATTGGAATAAAGCACATCCAGGTATGAAGTTAAAGCCATTACCTGGTCAAATTGCTGCTGGGGTTGGTGCAGTCGGAACATATAAATTTGCTTCAAAATTTGCCTGGACTATTATGAATAATGTTAAAACAGGCATGGCTGCTGAAGCAATGCCTGCTGTATTGCTTGAGGCTAAAAATAAATTAACTGAAAAAGTTGTAAAGCAATATGGAATTAATCAACCAGAAATAATAAAGCGAGCAGATAAAGTTGGTAGAGAAGCAACAGAGAAAGCAGCAAAAGATGTTGCAAATGTAGTTAAAGAGCGTCTTGGAAAAGATGCAACTAAGAGATGGGATGATATAACTAGACAGCTTATTAAGCCAAGAGTAGCTACAAGGGTAGGTAAATATTTAGCAAAGTTCGCTCCTAAAATAGCAACTAGGTTAGCTGTAAGTGCAACTGCAACAGTAATTCCTGAGGGTTTTAGTACCTTTTTTGGAGTACTTGGTATAGGGTGGACTGCTTATGATATATTTAATCTTATGGAATCAATGCCTGATTCTTCTACTTTATATAACTTAATATTTGAAGATGCTCCAGAACAAACTGCTGAAGATATGCTTATGAATGAAATGACAGTTTCAGATAGTATTTTTGTTTCTGGAGAACAGCAAAGGATGAAAGAGTAGATGCCCGATCCCAATGGTGGAATATCCATTGAAGAGTATCTTAAATATTTAGAGCAGCAAAACGCTAGAAATTTAAGTGCTACTTCTGATACAGGTACTGTACCTTCAGTTTTAGGAGATGTTCCTTCTGTAGATGTTGATCCTACAGCTCAAGGATGGACTGCACGTAGAAAAAGACTTGGACTTGAGGTAGTAGATGAAGTATCAAGTGATAATGCTGCTCTTGACTTTTTGGGTTCTTTAGCTTGGGGTGGTGTTCATGGTATTACTTGGGGAACTTCTGAATTTGTAGAGAAAGCTAAATCCTGGGATGAAATGAATGACTGGGAAAAGGCTGGTTGGGTTACTGGTGAAGGTCTTTCATTGTTTACTCCATTCGTTGGTCCATTTGCTTTGTTAGGCAAAGGTGGTCAGATTGCTACTAGAGCTTTAAGGGGTAATAATTTTATAAGAAAGGCAGCATCTAATCTAGTAAAGGAAGAAGCAATTATTGCTAAAGGGCTTTTAGATCAAGCTAAAGCTAGAGGAGTTGTTTCTCCAGCTGTATCTAGATCTCTTGAAAGACAATTCGCAAAACAACTTCCCAAAGCCCTTAAAGACAAACATTCAATAGCAAGATTACGAGATCTTAATGCAGATGTAACAGCTGCTCGAACTGCTAGTGTAGGATTACGATCTCAAAGTGAAGATGTGATAGGTAAAGTGCTTGAGGGTGCAGGAGTTCCTATAAATGTAGCAGCTCAGAGAAAATTGGCTAAAAGTTTTGTAGAGGAATTAGGCAAGGGCAGATATGTAAATGATATAGGTGAGTGGGTTACCAGATCATTTGGTGGAACAAATCCAGGAAGAATATCACAATATCTTGGTATGGCAGCTCAGGACTTTCTTTATCTTGGATTACATGCTCTTGGCGTAGAAAAGATAGATTCTTTAGCACATAAGAGATCTGCTGATTATGCTGATATACCTATGAGTACTACTGTTATGTCATTAGGCTTTCCGCTTATAAGAGGTATAGGAAGAGGTGGTCGTGAGTCTCTTACTCGTGGTATTACATCTTATGCCCAAAGATATAAAAAGATTAACTATAATAAGATAAGTGAGATGCCAGGTGGTGATGCTACTGCAAGAGAATTATTAAAAAGTAATGTTAAGGGAGCTAATATAAATATAATTAATTCTTCGGAACATGGACAAAAGACTTGGACAGTTTTTGGTAAGTCTTATATGGGTAAGCAGGATATACTACATCAAGCAGATACAATGCCATTAGAACATGTAGTTGGACTTCTGAATAAGATGAGACTCTCAGTTTCGCAAAGCCTTGTAAAAAGATGGAATAGTAATTACTGGGGAGATCTTTTAGCATCTACACCTCGTATGGGTACAGGTATTTTATTCATGAATTACGGTGCATTTCAAAGTGGTGCATTTAAGAATATGAGTCCTCAGGAATTATCTTCTCACTTATTTATGGCAGCATTTATGACTAAAGGTAAGGGTGCCTGGGATCATGCTGGTAAAAGAGGTTATCTATCAAGTGAGTATGGGGAGATGAACCGAGCATTAGAATTTCTTCAGACAGATCATAAACAAATGGATGCAACTATTTCTACCATGAAAATTAGGAATATGATTGATAAGCATGGTGTTGTTCATGGGAATAATCCAATTGCTGATGAAATTGTAAATGTATTTGATAGTGTTATTGAAGGTGAACGTATTGCCTGGAGAAATGATGGGGAATTTATTTCATCGACAAAGTATGCGAAAGTTCAGGAATTACTTAGTGCATATAATGCAATAAAGAGGATGAAGGATAAAAGCTTTACTCATGTAACTATTGATGATATGAATACTCAAGCATTGGATATGATTAAAAGAGATCTTGGGGTAGTAAAGATAAGGGATAAGTCAGTTGATGATATATTAAAAGATGATCTTCGAGAAGAGTTAACAGAAGAAACCAAGAAAGAGATAATTTCTGATGAGTATGGTATACTTGGGTTGCTCTCTGAAAGATTTGGGATACCTTTTAGTATTGTTCCTGTTCCTGAAGGTACACCTTTAAAAGGATCTGCAAGACTGATTAAGACACCAGAGGATGGGAATAATTATCCTAATATACATGAATATAATAATTTGATAGTAAAATATGGCTCTTTATTGAATATTGATATAATTGATAAACCTGCACTTGCTACTAAGCTGGCAAAAGATAGAAATATGGAAGTAAGAGATTATGATAATGCTTTGGGAGATGTGACACATGAATACATGGTTAATATGGAAGGCAGATATCTAAATCATAATTTATATTTAGAATTTGGTGATAACATATTTCTTCAAGCCCTTCATGATATTAATGCTAGCCAAGCAAAATCTGATATATATAAAGTTGTTTCTAATGTTGAAACTGATAAACAGAATGTTATTACGTTAAGAGAAGCTCTTGTTCATGTTTTTGGTCAGAAGGGTAAGTTTTCTGAGAATATATATGACAATGAGGTTGATAAAAAGGTTGGAGAAGAGTTACTTAGTGATGCAAAAATATCTGAAAATTTGTTAATTATACAGCCAGTGTATGATTTAATGAAGAGCTTATCAAATATAGGTAAAACCAGATCACCGAAACTTAATATAAAATCAGGTGATGTTCAGGAAGTTGCTGACAAAGTAGGAGACATGGTTAATAGACTCCCTGGTGACTGGAAACCTCCAAATCTATATATTAGAGGATTGGAGGAATTTCAATCTAGAATATTTACTGGCGGTAATAGATTATCTTATACTGCATTTCAGAGAGCTAAAGATGATGGTCTTATTCGTATGGATTTTGAGGGAGGAGTGAGAAAAATAATATTTCCTAGTGAAAATGCTATTGATAATGGACTTCCTGGAGATCCAGTATCCGCAAGAGCTGTTAAGGAAGCAGTTAGAGGAGTGTATGATTTGTTTAATCCTCAGATGGTAGATAGAGCTCATCATGTTCCATTTGAAGCTGATTTGCTTAAGTGGATTGGTATTCATCAAGAGGTTACACATAGCAAGGTTAAAGATTTTGTAGAAAATATAAATGATACACTTCGTAATCTTAGTAAAGATAGTATGGTGGTAACACAGATAGCATCTTTGAGAAAATTATCTGATGAAATAAGAAGTGAGATGGTCAGCCCTAAGAAGGTACTTGATGCTGACAAAATAGATAAAGCTCTTGCAGAAGCAAAGCTTATACATGAGACATTAATAGCAGAAAAAAATATCAGTGTAGAGGCCAGTAAAAAATTAGATGGTCTTATTACTGCTCTTGAATTAGGTATAGCAGAAAGTAAGGATCTTCCTTCTAGAACTTTTAGTGAAGAAAATTATGGTAAAATGATTGAAACGTTTGATGAGTTGATTCAGTTTGAGATAGAAGCAGATCATGTCCAAAAGAGAGAGCTTTCCAGATTTCTTATTAAACTTGAGAATCATATTACACAAAAAGATCCAAACATATCTTATACTGATTCAAAAATGTTGCTTGAAAAATTAACTGCAGATTTTCATGGTCTTTTGGGTAACAGGAAATCAGCTGAAGTACCCTTGCAGGAATTGATTGATGAGTTTAACAATACTGGTAATTGGAGGGATGCACGAACTGTTATTGATGCACTTGTGAAAACTGCAGGTAGATTTAATGCACATCATGAAGCTTATAATGATATAGCAGCTAAAATGGTAAATGAAATCCAGGGTGAAAAGCTAAATACTGAAAGACCTGTAAATTATCAGGAATTATTATTTAAATATCCATCAATACAGGATCCTAATAACCCTAATGCTGTAAGCAATAGGTTTGTGTCAGATATATCAGATGCATTTGATCCAGCAAAACCGAAAATAACTGCTCCAGATGTATTTGAAGACTATATCTATAGTGATATAAGAAAGAAGTATTCTAATTCTGGTGAGCAGGCAGTAAAAATAGAGGAGTTTAATACTGCTGAAGCATTGCCTTTGCTGCAAAATGTTTTTGGCCAGGTTCTTAGAAAAGTTTTTGTATTGGATCATGATAGATTGAATCTTGATGAAAAACCTATGCGTCATTCTCTTTCAACTATGGTTCTTGATAGGACAAATACAGTAGATCCTCAATTTAAGTATGAATATATACTTTTAAGTGGAAGTATAAAAATTGGTGATCGTACTATTAATATGGATGATTCTTATGAGATAGGTGGTGACTGGCTTAAAATGCAGAATTATATTGACAAAGCTATAACTGTTGATATGAGTGAGATGAAAGGTCTATATGAACAGTTAAGAAATGTGGATTATGTAATAGATATTCCAAGTTTAGGAAGTCTTAAACCAGTAAGTGAGAGCAGTAAAGTATATATGCGTTTAAGTCCCAAGATGCGAATTGTTTTTCCAAAGACAGAAGAGAATCTTGATTTACTTAATAGAGATTTTGATGATATATATACACAAAAGCTAACTGATTACACAGGACCTGAAAATAAAAAGCGTTTGCGTGCTTTTAAAAAAGCTTTTAAGAATTATTTTAATACTACTGATCAGGATAATGAAATTTTAAGATTAAAGATGATGTTCGTTCATTTTAATAGAACTATGGGTCCTCAGTTTGATGATATGATGAATAAAATGGATGTTGATAGGGGGGAGATAGAGTTTAATAGTTTTAAAAGAGGTTTGCTATCTGATGGTGGTACGACAACTCATTTGACAAGGCAGGCATTGGAATGGTCTAGAGATAATAATTCTGATCCTTCTGTAAGAACTAAGGCTCAAAAACTATTAGATGATGGAATAAAGATTGGTGTTGTAAATGATGAGCCAGCAAATAAAGCAGATGATCATTTTTTTAGTAATAAAAAGATAGTTATAAAACAGTTGAGTGATAGAGTTGCAAATCTTGTGACTATTGCTGGAAGGGATACACAAGAATCAAAGATAGTGGATAGTTTTGTTCAAGATATTACTGAGGGAACATATACCAGTCTTAACTCTTTCTTTTTAGATGGAGGCAAGTTTTCTAGTATTCCTTTCAGTCAATTAATACGATCAGTAAAAGGTGGTGGTGACTGGAATGGTATGAAAACTATTATTATGGATAATGATATGCTTGGTAAAGGATTCACTGTGTATAATCCAGAGGTAGCTTCTGTATTAACTAATCTAGGTGTTGATCTTTTGGTTGGTGAGAGTGTTGCTAAGACATTAAATCTAAATAGAGCTCAAGCATTTACTATTGATCCAGCCAGAAGTCTTGAGAGAGGGTGGGAAGCTGATCTTTCTTACATGGATGAATCTAATTTTATGAGTATTCCATATAAGAATTTTGGTATATCATTTACTACGCACTCTGATCCTGGTGTTAACTATTCATCATCTATGTTCGATTTTCAAAGTACACGTCATCTTCGACAAGCAAAACGACTGTATAAGATAGATGAGATTATACAAAAGATGGGTACAATTAATAATAATAAAGATTTTGCTAATGGAGATTTATTAAGAATTTTATATAAGATAAGGCAAGAAGAGACTGGTCAGCAGTTAACGACGGATAGTTATACTTTAACTGAAACACTTCTTGAATATGGTGGAAGGGAATCCAATCCTTTGTTACAAAAAGATCTGGAAAGGTTACTTCAAAGTGATTTTTATAAGATTCTTTCAAGTAGGCCAACACGGCACGGAGAAGAGGGAATTGCCGCTGTTGATGTAGATAATACTCTTAGTAATCCTGTGTATGCTCAGTTTGAAAATCTTAGAAATAACAAAATTGCTAATAGTGTTTATCAGTATGGCGGTGGTTCTATTACTCGTGCATTGGCTAACCAATTAATCAGTAGAGATTCAAAAACAGTAGCTGATATGCGGGATATTTCTTTTATAGCAAGAGATAAGGATACAGGTTTAGATATAATTTTCTCTTATAGTGATAAGGGTGTTTGGGAAAAATATAGTCCATTTCTTGAAGCTCAAAAAGAAGCAAAAACTTATGCAGGTGCAGGTGTGAGGGGATTAGCAAAGGATGAATGGATTAAAGTAAGTGAAAAGTCATATAAGGAAATTGAATCTGTATTAAATCAATTGAATAAACTGACTCATTCAATGAAGAATGTTAAGTATAACGATTTGATAAGATTATTGGATATAAATGAATATCATCCACAAAATTGGAATGTGTTTTCAAAGAGTAAAATGATAAGAGAAGATATTAAAGTAGGTCTTGGAAAAACTTTTATAAAATTAGCAGATAAATATAAGATACAGTTAGGAATGTCTGTCAATGCTATTCCTAAGGTGATGAAGGATCAGCCTTTTATGCGTATTGAAAAAGTTCTTGATACAAGTCTTAATGGGTTGGCAACTATCAATACATTCGATTTGCGTGTAACTTTGCAAAGAGATCATGATGGAGATCATATATACAAATATTTAAAGATACCTATATCCATGCTTAGAGATTATGTTGATGATATGGGAGATATACGAGATTATACTCTTATTCAAGATTCTGAGTATACCCAAGGAATAAATATGTTTGGGTTTAAGGGCGGTGTTGCTGGGAAAGATATTTCTTCTATAGGATTTGATAAGGTAGCTCATGATATAGCTAAAAAAGATAGAATTGTATCTAGTGTAATTTCAAGGAAAGGAACCTTGAGTTATCTTTTAAATTCTGAATTAAAGTTGGATGATAACCTTTTTGTATCTGAAGTGTTTAATAATAAGAATGTAAATCTAGCAGTGTCAAAAGCATTGGATGTATTTCAAAGGGGAGGGGAAATATTTCAGAGTTCTTTGGATAAATGGAAAAAAACCCCAAAGATCGCTAGAAATATTGAAGATATTGAGGACTATTTTATTTATGGTTTATATCCATCAGATCTTAGTAAACCAAGTGTAAAACACAGTACAGAAAGTTTTTTACAATCTGGATTTGGTATAAAGGATAAATTTGAAAGGGATATGTTCAGGATTATGCATAGAACTCTTAGTAAAGCAAGAGTTATGGATAATGATGTATATGATGCTGCAGGACGAAGACAGCCTACCACTAGTGAATTACGTAGAGCAAGAACTAATATTAACTCGTTTTTTGATAATCCAAATAGATATTTAATAATGGGTTTACTTGGAGATGCGAGGAGGATGAGGAAAAAGAAAAATTACGATGGAGCAAGCAAACAGATTGATAATGTGATTGGTTTTTTCTATAGGAATGTTTCGGTTAGTTCATCAAGATATCCTAAGATATATTCTGATTTAGAGAAAGGATATATACCATCAGGATTAGAAAGAAGATTTACTGTAGATAAAACTCTTGGAATTAAGAGTAGTATGAGTGGACATGTTTTGGATGAAGTCATAAGAAATCCTATTTTTTATGAGAGGGACAATAAAGGTGAATCAACTAAAAATAGAACCATGTTCCAACATTATAATAACTTGAGAAATAAGCTAGAAATTATAATGTCTTATGGAGATGTAACACCTGAAAGAATTGATGAAATGATTTTAACAGACAGTGCATTTACAGAAATAGTTAATGGACAGTCTGTATTTAAAGCTAATCTTAGTGGTATAATAAGGTTTGTTGCTAATAGTCAGCATGCGAATTCAGTAGGAAATTTGAGGCTTTTGAAGAATGAAACTTTTAAAGATTTAAATAAAATAGAAAGAGCTGAAGATAGAATTACTGTAATCCAGAAAGTTATTGATGTGTTGGATCGCCAAATGGCTAGAGATGCTATACTTCGTAAAGCTCAAGACTTAAAACTTTTTAAGATAAATCCTCCTAAAGATGATATAAATTGGGAATACAGAGATTTTAAGTTGAATGGTAATTTGTATAGAATTAAAGGAACAGTATCAAAAGACGATTTGGATCCTACAACATCTATGGGGTCGCTTGAATATATAGGGTCAATAAGAGATGGACGTAAACAAAGAGTACGCAGAGGATATACTTATATTGTTGATAAGAGACCTCCCAGGTTTGTAACTGTTGATGATCCAGAAGTAAGATGGAATAGAGCTTTTGCACAGGCAACAGGAGTTGGTACACATAGATCAAGTGATATTGATCCTTCTCGTTATCATTACGATAATGAACCTCTTGGTTTGAATAGACTTTTGTCTGCTGTAGATGCTTTAAGAAGAGGTGTAAGCGATTCTTATAGCAGAGCACATGAAGCAGCAGATAAACAGCCAATTGATAGAAATGATATTTATTATTATAATTCTGTTATGACTGATAGATTGATAGGAAAGTTTTTTAAAGATTTTAGTACTCCAGATAATTTTGAAGGTCTTTTAAAGTATTTGATCCAGCCACAGATACAAAGGAATATGTATGTAAAAGAAGGCACTGAAGAAATGCCTTACTTTAAGATGAATACTCATCTTATTCAATCTGTATTTAATTGGATGAGAAGACCAGCAGTTGGAGGTCAACCAAGTAATGCAGAAAGGCATGGATTTGATCCAAGAACATCGATAGAAAGTATTATTAAAGATACGAATCATTGGTATGATCATACAACTGGTCAGTCAGAATTGAAAACTCAGCAGTATAATAGGATGAGGATGGCAGGACGTGAAGATTGGAGTAGATTTAGAATGTCTACTGGTGATATTTTAATGAGTGATTGGTATGTCAATCCAGTATTGAGCAATTATGCCAGAGGTTTTATATTGGGAAGAGGAGATATTACCAGGATGAAGGATAATACTGGAAAACCAAGTTATTTTTATGATTATACAAAAAGTGGACCCCCTGATAAAAGAATGAAGAAAATAATGGGATGCCGATAATGAAAATTAACGAAAAAGTTATCTCATGTATATCAAATTTTCAGATTGATTTTAAAAAGGTGCCCTGCCCTACACATCAAATTTTGAAACTTTTTAGGAGTAGTAATGTCAGCAGGTTGTAATGAAGTTCAGTCAGCAGGAGTAGATATTGATTATAATGCTGAAAGAATGAATGAGATATTCAAATATTGGGTTGATAAGCCTAATATCAGGAAAAGATATACGAGACCTGATGGAACATTTGAAAAAGAGATAGCTGAAAAAGGTTTAGAAAGCTATGTTTGGGATATACTTGATTATCCGTTTAAAGTAGAGCAGAATTTTACAGATAGACAGTTAAAAAGGATAAAAATAGCTATTGATGGACATGATAAAGATTTGACAGGAAAGTTTAAGAATATAGCTGGAATTTTTGCTGTACCCAGGGGATTGGCAAGATTGGATCCATCATCTAATAAAATGTTAATGGACCTGGAAAGTGCTAAAAACTATGAACGTAATAAGATGAGTCAGGTGGAATTTTCCATTCAGGAGATCAAAGATAAAATATTATCTGCTCATATTGATGTAAATAAGGGAGGTAGGTTTTTTGGTAATAAGAGTTATAAGGAATATAGAAAGATAAGAGATAAGATTGTAAAAGCAAAAGATGAGCATGTAGAACAGGCTGTACATGATGCTGTTAAAGGATTTTATTTAACAGATAATGGAAAACTTCTTGGGGAATATCATACTCTAGTCAAGTTAGCAAGTAAAAATCCTGAAAACGGTAGATCTAAGAATTCTGAACTTGATATTGCAATTCGTAATGGATACTTACATACAGATCCTGTTACAGATGTACAAAAAATGGTTAAGTATAATCCTAAAATAATACAGGCAGTAGAGATGTCTCATAATTTGCTGGATACTGTTGGTAGAGTTCATATTGCTTCTTTCCGAGAAATGGCTAATGTTATTGATTTTAAGTTTTCCAGGTTTAATCCTGCAAGCAAGAATCTCATGGATAAATTAGAAGCTGCAGCTGTACGTATAGAGGGTAGGATGGAGAAAGGAGATTATTTCCCGAAGATTATATTGGAAACTATGTATGATATGAAAGTAAAGCTTGAGGATATGATAACAGAGTCCAATATAAGTACTGCAAATGAATATATGAATGAAATGATGGGCATTACAGACGGATTGTTAGGTCAATTAAATCAAGCTCCTAAAAATACAAAAGCAGCAAGTAGAAATTTGAATCTTTTATGGGAATCTGATCCATATGTAATCCTGGAAAAATATTCAAGGGATGCTATTCAGTTTAATAAGAATATTCATATACAGAGGGCATATCTTGAAGCAATGAGAACTATTCCTAATGCAGATACTGCATTTTTAAAAGGAATGAAAAGTTTTATAATGGAAGAATATCTTGTAGCTAATACTGAAGGCAGAAGTCGTCCTAAATGGGTAAATGATTGGACACGTACCATAAATAGTTTTCAGACAGGAAGAACTATGGGATTAAATATAACTGGTGGAATAAAAAATGCTGCCAGTGTGCTTCATTATTCATCCAGAGTAGGTCTCAAAGCTATTAGAAATGCAAAAAAATCATATCAAAATTTGAAAATGAAAGAGATTGTTGATAGGGTAGAAAAAGAAGAAGGTTTTCTATTTACTCCAAGTGATAGTGCTATTATGATGGAGGGTATTGTAGGCAGGGATAAATATAGTAAGAATGAGCTTGTATTTAATGAACAAAAAGGTCAGTATTTTTATAAAGGTACTATGGTAAAAGATCTTGTTGAAAAGATGGGAGATAAAACACTTGGATTTTTATTATCATTTCATAGATGGACTGAAAATGGACAAAGGAAATTTATGTTCAGGACTTCATTTATTAATAAATTTCAGGAATTATCTGCTACCAATAAGTTATCTGAAAAAGACAATGAAAAATTTGCTAAGAATTATGCCTTAAAAATGGTAAATGGATGGGCATATGAATATGCTCCATTTGCTAAAAATAAGTGGGTGCGAGGCAGTCAGAATATTAAGATAGTGGATGAAGTTGGAGAGTCTTACATAATTAGAAAAGGTCCCAAAGCTGCTGGAGCAGGTCTTAGTGAGGTAGCATTCCATTTAATGCATTATCCTATGAGCCTTCTAGAAACGCATGTAAGCCAGTTAAAGGCAGCAGGACAGTCAGCTAAGGCTGGTAACTGGGATTCACCCGAAATGCAGTATATGATGCGATATGCGGGTGTATTTGGGCTAATACAGCTAGGATCTATTTTACTTAATGCTAATCTTAATAATATATTAGAAAATGAGACTCTTAATAGATTAGGTAGAATTGAAAGAGATCTGCTTGAATATGGAAATGAAGACAGAGCTACATTTGGATTACTATCTGAATTTACAGGTCCTACTGTAGGTCATTTAAAATATTTCAGTATAATGGGTGGTCTTGTGAAGCTTGATTCTCCTGCTAAAAAGATTCTTCTTGGCAATGTAGATTATACAGAAGATACTGAGGATAGCAGAAGATATACTGATTATCAATACAGTACAGAATATGGAAGAATAAAACACAAAATATATCCTGCAATACGTGACGGACGGAGCATAGACTTAGCTAGGCATTACCTTGCTTGGTATCCAACTACTTGGATCAAGAAGGCTAGAGAACGCTTAGGATTGAAAAAACCAAGTAAGTCTAAATTTACTACAGAAGAAATATTATACTCCATTCGTCCTAGTGCTTTTCGTTAACTTTAATAAATTATTTTATTTCAATAGTTAAGGATATTTTTATATAGTTAAATATATGTATTCTAATGCATGATGATACATTGTTAATGATAAACATGAAGATAAATGGAAACAAATTTATTCTTATAAATCTTTGTTGTTCATCTTTTATTTGAGTTTTACCAATCCAGGCTCCAAGGATTGTTCCACCTAATCCATAAGTTTTATTATCCATTTTATCTATCTTTCTTTAGGCATTGAGGATACAAACTTATCATTTAACCAATCATCAAATCGCATGATAATAAGTGTTTCTCCTCTATCTTGTTTACATACCACAGCATCTACATGTACACTTGGAAGTAGAAATGATGCTAACTTCTTCCTGCATTTAGCTTGTATCTTTACTTTAGGTTCTTTACCAATAGTAAGATCTACTTCTTCATGAAAACCTAATGATTGACCATTGGATCCCCATGCACGTTCAGCAGTAAAACCTGCACTTTTTGCTTCATTTACTATTGCTCTTTCAAATCTGTTACCTTTTGCTTTACTTGGATGTGGCATTTAATGCTCCTTTTTTTGCTTCTCTTCTTCGTTTACGTTCTGCAGAACTTTTTTTACTTGCTTTCCATTCACCATATTTTCTTATACAATATCCCTGGAATATCCACCAACCGTTTCCATTTTCCTCAAACAGTTTATTACGGTCTTTGATATATTTGGGATCATCTAGATCACCTTTGTAAGGCCATTCTCTTGTAGAAAATGTTTTCCAGTCATAGTTCTTTCTAGCCATCTAGCTCTTCTCCCTTTTTAAAGTAATCCACATCTTTTATTTCACCATCAACCATAAATACACCAGATACTTCTCTATTTGATTTTACTATTGAATACCCTAATGCAACATCATCATCGTATACTATTAAATCATTAGCTTTCTTGAACTTTTCCTCTTCAATTGCATCAGCATGTTCTTTACAAGAACAACAGATATCACTATCTGGATATCCGAGTTCTAAAAATAATGCTCCACAACAATTAGTTACTTTCATTGATTATGTCCTTCCATGACAAGTTTAAAATATTAGGGCAGTCAGTTTGCCAACCCAGCAATTACGTGTACTTGCTAGCTTTCATCAATAGAACAATTTTGTTATTGATTCAAGTTATACTGCCCTAAAATTGTTATTTATTTATTTTTCCTTTCAATTATTGAGGACTTGGCATAGAACGGTGGGTAAGACAAGGTAAGGATGTTCTATTAGCGTTAATTCGCTGTTTACTTGCCAAGGCTAGCCCTGTAACAATTATTACTACTGCAGCCTCACAACTGCCTTCAGGGGGTTCTAATGCTCGCTTTCGCATAACAAGGACACCAAGCCCTTAATTCTTTAATTCTTTGGTTCAGCTAGCCCCTAACTCAGCAATCAGAGTTTTAACCGTATAGGATTAGTCCAACATTTAACAGGAAGTTAACCATATTACAAATTGCAAACCTGTTAATGTCCAGCATTTTTACAGAATTATGACAGTTATTATAGTCAATTTTACCTTTTCTGCTCATCGGTGACTGAACCAAAATTTATGAGTATAGGTTCATTAGTTGTATTAGTAGGATTCTGACATCACGTAGTGTGAAAACCATACCTATACTCATTCGATAAACTGTAACTCGATCGCCAAATCTAACTATTCATGCTAACCATTAGTTATGATCAGTTTCCAGTTTATCTATATACTTTTGAACTTTTACACCTAATAATCTGCTATTTGTATGTAGCTGATCAATATGAACCATTGTTTCTGTTAATAGTGATTCCACATGATCTAACTTACATTTTAGATCAGAGATTTCACTTTGATAATGCTCTTCAGGCATCTTTGAATCAAAAATATCTCCCATTATCTGACTCTCTTTCTTAGTTATAGTATTATAAACACTTATTTCTTTAAACAATCCCATATCAAACAATTCCTACTCGAGTTTCTAATCTTTTAATTCTATAAACTACATTAATTATTTTTTGTTCAAGTGAATCTAAATTATCCATCATCTTTAACATATCTTCCTTAATGTCTTTGAGTTCTGTATTATTTTTTACTACAGGTTTTGTTGTTTTAGCCATACTTGTTTCCTCTTATTAGTTTTCCATGACAATTACATTTAAATGGATGTGACAGTTTTTCTTCTGTAACGTTATAATCAATTGTGATTTCCTTACCTTTAGGTATGTTTTTAATTGGTACTAAAGCTATGTTATCTGTTTCATTGAGTTTAGTTACTTTGGTATTTGGATTGCAACTATGATTTATACATTTTCCAATATTATCTTCAAAATGTTTACCTTCAAATTGAATAGAAGTTCTTGTTGGACTTTCTATATAAGTAGGTTTGAATTTATATATAGGAAATATTAGCTCTAAAGAACCAGATATTTCTTCTGTAGTAAACAATCCTTTTTCACCTTCTTGGTTTACCATTGTGCATAATTTCATTTCTTTTTATTTCTATCACTCATTCGTCTATCTATCTTAGATCTTACAGTATACTTATCTTGTATACTCCATTCTTTACCATTGAATCTATTATTATCTTTATCAGCAGTTGTTGGTTCTCCATCAAGAAAAGTTCTACTTATATCTCTTATCATCTTTACTTTGTTTTCTGCTGTTATCGAATTATCAGTTGCTATTCCCCAACAATCTTCTAACCCTTGTTTAAATCTCTCATAATATAGTTGATAATTAATCATTGGACTCATCCTTATTTCTCCTTTCCCTCCATTACATTTT